ATACACAACGATACTAAAAAAAGGACCCGAAGGTCCTTGATTAGATTAGTGATCGTATCACAAAATAAGCTGCGATGTAACACATTATTGTGATCTGTGGTTTGATCGATCCGAAGAAGTATGATATGTATCTCATGTGATTAGTGTTATGTTATCCGTAAATACCGAAAGTTAAGTTATCCGCAAAATGTATCCCAAGATCTACCTCGAATATCGCCGCTGCGATCATCACGAATTGAAACACTATAAGAGACATGGTAAAAACGAATAAAGATAATTGAACTAATTGAGATGATCTTAATATTACTATTTGATATGATTTCATAATGATAGGATTTAGTGTTAGAGTTATAAGATAAGCAGTTTAACGACTTGCTTAGGTCGATTGATTATACTAATTCAGGCAATGCTCGCACGAATGCTGGCAGATTATTAGTGTTGGTGTAAGAACCATACTTAGCAAAGCAAGGCATAAGATCGAACTTAGCTTTGAGTTGATTGTATACCTTGTCGTGATTGTAAGTACACAATACTTGCTTGGTGTTGATGAATGAGATCACTGTGTTAGTGCCGATCAAGGACTTACGGATCACGAATCTTTTAGTAGTTAAAGCTACTGTTGGTGTTGCTGCTGCAACTGCTGCTGTGTTTGGCATAGTTTATATTTATTTAATTATAAGCTTAATTGCTTACATATATATTATCTTCTTAAAAAAAGAGTAACTCCGTGAGGGATGCTATACACACGAAAGGTAAAAGCTAAATCCATTTCCGCAAGTCGTACGATCCGACTCACATACAAACCCGAAAACTCTAAAACTTGGGGGACCCGGCAAATTGAAATGCGTTTTCCTTTTCAACAACGAAATTAGAAATAGGGTAGTAACCCCCAAATTCTCAACATCTCATAAAAATTTTTTACAATATTTTTTTTTACAATGCATTTTATTATATACAAAAGTGACCTTAATGACCAATATATAATACATTAACGCCATTTTTGGCACTTAATGACCAATATATAAGACATTAACCCAAATGTAAATTTAGCGACTTATATGTAATTAAATAGGTATATCGTGGAGTAGTAGCAATTGGAAGCTCGTTGGGCTCATAACCCAAAGGTTGCAGGTTCGAGTCCTGTCTCCGCAACTAATAATAATATAGTATGGCGTTTCAGTTAAGATCACAATCACCTTTTAATCAACAAAAATCAGGTACCGTAAAATACGGAACACCTGAATATAGGAGTGCTTATAACAAGGGAGAGGTTGTAACCAAAGAAGGAGGTCGCTCACCTATAGCGCTAGATGAGGTGGTTGTATCTAAGAAATCTCCTAAAGCAGGTTTCTGGAAACAGTCTATTAAACATTATACAGAAGAACATAAAGACGATGGTATATTAGGTGCTATTGGTTCTGTTGTCACTTATCCTATGGAAGTTAGTCAACATGCAGCAACTTACGCAGCGACTGGTAAGGTTCAAAATCCTTCTAAAGCATTAGGTATAAAAAGTGCTATTGGTGCTTTGGCGGCAGATGTAGTTTTAGATCCTGCTAATTTCGTAGGTGGAGTAGAGGGTGTTAGTAATACTATTAGAAAAGGAAGTAAGATATTGTCTAAGGCAGATAAGGTAGCAGATGTTTCTAAAGTGGTTAAAGGTATATCTAAAGCAGAAGGACCTTCTAATAAAGCTATAGACGCTATAAAAGACTTTAGTAAAAACTTTGATAAACCCGTTAAAAAATCTGAAGCACCTAAAGTAACATATCATCTTGACGATGCTGAAGAACCGGATGCGTGGGATACAATGATGCAGAAGTGGAAGAAGGCAGATGCTAGCGCTGATAAGAAAATAGGTAAATACTCTGAAGCACACAAACAGAAGTTTGAAGGAAAATACGGTACTACTTATAATAAGAAGGATATAGATTTATATGGTAGATTGCAAGAAACTGAACTAGGTAAACGTGATCCAAACGTAGCTAATGTTATAACAGAAGCAAAGGACAATCTTAAATCAAAAGATGCGTTAGAACGTGCTTCTATGGAGAAACATGATTTTCAACCACAAAGAGAGTTTGAAAAGAAACATGGTATAAGTAAGAAATATACTAAGACTGAAGAACTCTTAAATAATGTTTACACTCATGGATATGATAGTAATATAAATAATAGAACTACACACATAGGAGACAAAACAAATAAAACTTTCTATAAAAAAGAAGTAAAACCTAGACTAGAGAATTTAGTTAAAAAGAATAAATTAAAGTCAGAAGAATCTCTATATAGAGGAGATTATGATTATGATGTTAAACATGTTTGGAGAGGTGGAGTAAAACAACCTAAAGGTTCTGTTAAATTCTCTGAACTACAAGTTGGAGATGTTTGGAAACCTAAGTCTTTTATCAGTACAACTCAAAATCAAGAAATATCTGGAGCTTTTGGAACTATACGTAGTGAGATAAAAGCCCCTAAAGGACAATCTATATTACCTTCAAACTCCGTGAAAGGAGGAGAATACACCGCTGAAAAAGAAGTGTTACTACCTAGTAAATTAAAATTCAAAGTAGAAGGTAAATTAAATGCTGGTACTACTAAGAGTGGTGGTAAAGAAGGACCAAAAGTATTCTACAAACAATCTATAGTAAATCCTTATACTATTGCCGGTGGTTTAGGTCTTAGTACTATGTTTCAAAATAATAAAAAATAATATGAGAAGAGAATATACATCACCAGTTTTAAGACACTCTGCTGGTAAAGGTTACAATAGACCTTTCCCTAATCAAGACTGGTCTGATAAGATTTCTCCTCTAAGTCAAAACGCTTTTGTTTATACGCCAGAGAATGTAGGTGATGATTCACCTTTAATGAAACAAAAACTTTCTCCAAAGGCAGCAAAAGCTAAGGCAGCGAGAGATCTTGCCTATGCTAAAACTCCTGATAGGAGAAAAAAGAAAGCAGAAGATCAAAGAAGACATCGACACGATCCTTCTGGTAAAGGAAAAGATTGGGACCATGAAGATCAACATTGGGAAACACCTCATCGTAATAGAGGTAACGATGGTAATGGTACTAAATCAGAAAGAGGTAAAAATTATAAAGTAAGTTAATATGGCAAAAACCGCTGCATGGACTCGCAAAGAAGGTAAAGATCCTAAAGGAGGATTAAATGCTAAAGGAGTTGCGAGTTATAGAAGAGAACATCCAGGTAGTAAATTACAGACTGCTGTAACTAAAAAACCATCGGAATTAAAACCAGGTAGTAAAGATGCTGCGCGTAGAAAATCTTTCTGCGCTAGAATGTCTGGTATGCCAGGACCAATGAAGAAACCAAACGGAGAACCAACAAGAAAAAAACTAGCATTAGACAAATGGAACTGTTAAAAAGAAAAGATGGGTCTAAGTCTCCACGTGGACTATGGGACAATATTAGAGATAATAAAGGTAGTGGTAAAAAACCTACCAAAGCAATGCTTAAAGAAGAAAAGAAAATAAAAGCTAAAACAAAAAAATAATGGCAATAATATATAGTTATCCTTTAACCGTACCTACCACAGCAGATACGTTGTTAGGTACAAGATACGAAGGAGATTTAGGAAACGCTGTAAAGAATTTTAGTGTACAAGATGTAATAAATCTTGCTATCACTTCTTTACCTCCTGGACCTACTGGTGCTCAAGGAATACCTGGACCTACTGGTCCGCAAGGTGCTACCGGAGCAACAGGACCTTCTGGTTCTACAGGAGCACAAGGACAACAAGGAGTACCTGGTCCTGTCGGACCCGCTGGATTAACTTGGCGAGGAACTTGGAGTAATTCTACTTCTTATATTTTAAATGATTCTGTTGGATACGGTGGAGCGTCTTATTATTGCATACTAGCAGTATCATCAACAACACCGCCAGACTTAGATACTTCTCACTGGGCATTGCTTGCTTCACAAGGAGCCATTGGTCCTCAAGGTCCAGCTGGTGCAACAGGTTTAACAGGACCTACTGGTGCTACCGGACCTGCTGGCGCAACAGGTGCTCAAGGTTTACAAGGTACTGCTGGAACTCCTGGTCCAACTGGAGCAACAGGTTTAACTGGCGCTGTTGGTCCTCAAGGCCCAATTGGTTTAACAGGTGCTACAGGAGCTACAGGTGCAACAGGTGCTCAAGGTGCATTAGGTCCAGTAACTGCTGCTGGTTTAAACTGGCAAGGTGCTTGGAGTTCATCAAATTCTTACGTAATAAACGACACTGTTAGTTATAGTGGAGCTTCTTATTTTTGTATATCTCCAATCGGAGCTACAATAATACCACCAAACGGTGATCCTTCACATTGGGGATTATTAGCATCTCAAGGAGCACAGGGTCAAACAGGTCCAGCAGGTCCTCAAGGCGCAACTGGTCCTTCTGGAAGTACAGGTCCTCAAGGCGCAACTGGTCCAGCCGGTCCACAAGGTCCAACTGGAGCTACCGGAGCTCAGGGTATACCTGGAACAAGTGGAGGTATAACATCTCTTAATGGTTTAACAAATATAACACAAACATTTTCAACAGGTACCACTGGACTTACGTTCAACATAGTATCATCAGGATCTAATCATGTATTTAATATACCAGATGCTAGTACTACAGCTAGAGGTTTTTTAAATACAACCACTCAGAATATCGCAGGTATAAAAACTTTTTCAAATACACCTTTAGCACCTACGGCAAGTCTTGGAGCAAACGATACTCAGTTAACTACAACTACTTGGGTTAGATCTGTTGCTGCATGTTCTGTTACTTTTCCAAATTCTATAGGTAACCCTTATGGTTGTACTATATCAGGTGGATTTTTACAGTTAGCCCCAGCAGGATCAACTACTCCAGGGATTGTAACGAATACTAGTCAAACTTTTAGTGGTGCTAAAGGATTTATAAGTAATATAACCGTAAATGGAATTGGTGTAGGTAGAGGTACAAACTCAGCAAGTTACACTATAGCTATAGGTAATGGTACTCTTAATGCTAATACTGGATTATATAACGTTGCTGTTGGTGACAGCGTAATGGCATCTCAAACAACGGCGCAAAGTAATACAGGTATTGGCGCGATTGCTTTGGCTTCTAATATAAGCGGAAGTTACAATACAGCTATTGGAAACAACTCATTATATAACAATTTAGGATCTAGTAATACCGCTGTTGGTCAAGCTTCTGGGCAAAGTATAAGTACTGGAAGTCAAAATGTTTGCATTGGAGCTTCTTCAGGGGGTACTATTAGTACTGGAAATCAAAATATATACATAGGTTTTGGAGCAATAGCTAGTTCTAGTACTGCTCAAAACGAAGTGGTAATAGGTTCTGGCGCTCAAGGTAGTGGTAATTCTTCCGTTACGATTGGTAACAATACAAACACAAGAGTTATATTAAAAGGATCTGTGGGTATTGGAACAACAACTCCTGGAACAGATGCAATACTACAACTTAACTCAACTTCTCAAGGTTTTTTACCGCCTAGAATGTCAAACGCGTCAAGACTCACAATAAACGGCGGACTTCCTCAAATTGGATTAGTAGTTTATTGTACAGATTCTCCAGAAGGTCTATACGTTTATAAATCTTCAGGATGGGCATTATTACTATAAATATAAAAAAAACAAATAAATGGCAATAATATATAGTTATCCACTAAATCAAAATATACTAGCAACAGACATAATAGTAGGTACTACTACCGCTGTTGTTAATGGTAGACCAAAAAATCAAACAAAAAGTTTTGAAGTAGTGGATTTGGCTACTTTTATAAATGCTGGAAATACTTTAGATTCAGTGTTACACAATGGTAATACATCGTTTTTAGACGCTAAAACAGGATCATTAGGTTTATATGATACAACAGAACAAGATTATGCAAAAGTAACTATAAATGATTCTGAGTATAATTTTTACAATGCTTTCAATACATTGATTAGTGTTTTAACTAATAATTCTTTAGTACTTTATCCAGGTTCATACACTGGTCAATTACTAGTACCAAATACAATAACAGCAAATAGATTATATACATTTCCTAATCAATCTGGAACAGTAGCTTTAACTAGTGATATTCCTTCAGTAACTGGTTATGTACCTTATACTGGGGCAACGCAAGCAGTTAATCTTGGAGCGTATAATCTTACTGTTAACGATGTTGTAGTTGGAAGAGGTAGTTCAATTACTAATTCAAATGTCGTTGTTGGAAGTAATAACGCTGGATACGTGTTAGTGTCTGGTCCCGCTAATTCATTTTTTGGATCAAATACTGGTAAATTTACGACGTCTGGTTCTTATAATACTTTTATAGGTCAAGCTGCTGGATATACAAATGATACTGGTAGTTATAATACAGCTGTTGGTTCTAATGCAATTCAAAACAATATAAGTGGAAGTTATAATTCTACTTTTGGTTTAAGTTCAAATAGAGGTAATACAACTGGTATTGGTAATGCAACGTTTGGATCATACTCTTCTTATTCAAATACAACAGGAAATTATAATTCTCATCTTGGATATGGTACAGGATATTATATAACTTCAGGAAATAATAATGTATTTTTAGGATTATACGCTGGAAGATCATTAGCTAGTGGTTCTTATACAACTATATCAAATTCTTCTATATTTATAGGTGCTAATTCTACATCGTTTCTAGATAATCAAACAAATCAAATTGTTATAGGTGATTCTGCTATTGGTGCTGGATCAAATACAGTTACTTTAGGAAATACATCTATAACAACTACTAGATTAAGAGGAACTGTTCAAGGTGGATCATTTGTAAAAGACGGAGGTACTAATATACAATATTTAATGGCCGACGGTTCAGTAAGTACATTGTCAGGTAGTTTTGTTCCTTACACAGGAGCAGTATCTTCAGTTGATTTAGGTGTATATAATATAAGTGCAAATGCTCATTTTAATGGATTTACTTCTGTAGCGGCTTCTGGTACACTTATTACTTTAACTATAAATTCAACACCAATATACTATATTACAGGAAGCGGTGGTCAAACAATTAAATTACCAGTTGCTACAACTTTGCAAAAAGGTACAACTTTTTCATTTAATAATAATCAAAGTAGTGGCGCTATATTAGTAAACAATAATTCAAATACTTTAGTAAAGTCAGTTCCGTCAGGAGGATACCTTAATTTAGTATTAACAGATAACACGACTGCTACTGGTCTTTGGGATGCGCATTTTCAAGCACCATCAAATGTTTCTTGGAGTACAAATACACTTGACTACGTAGGTTCAATAACAGGTGCAACTTGGAATGGTAATGTTGTTGAAACAAATAGAGGTGGAACTGGAACATCATCAGCCCCTGTTCAAGGTGGAATAATTTATGGTAATTCTACTTCTTCAATGGCTTCCAGTACTGCTGGTACAATTGGTCAAGTATTAACATCTGGTGGATTTTCAGCTCCTACTTGGAATACGCCAGCTATATCATATAAATATAATTCTATAGGAACTTGGACTTCAACTGGAACATTAGCAACAGTGAACTTATTAACAATACCTATACCAGCAAATTCTTTTTCTACAACTGATTCTTTGAATATTAGAAACATAATGTTCTCACATTCTGGAACCGTTTTAGCTGGAGTTCAAATAAAAGTATGGAAAAATAGTGTTAACAATTTTGCAACAGCAACTCAAATAGCAAACTATTCTTTTGGTGCAGGAGCTAATCTATATGGACAATTGTCAAGAATATTCTCATTACAAGGAGGATTAATGCAAGGTTATCCTCAAACGCCATCAAGTGCTACTGGAACTGCTTCTTCTTCTACAGCACTTTTATCAACAACTTTTGATACAACAATAATTAACTACTTGTTTATATCTGCACAATTAAATGATGTAACAGATACAGTAATATTAAGAAATGTTAATATAACAAATTAAAACTATGAGTAAAGAACAATTAGATGTATTATTAAATAAATGGATTAGTAGAAAACTATCTGTTTTTATAGTAGCAAGTGCAGGTTTATTTTCTGGATATTTAACATCTTCAGATTTTACTATAATATCTGCAGCATACGTGGGAATTCAAGGATTTACGGACATCATTAATAAACTAAAAAGATAATGGATCAATGCAGTATTCGTGTTTATTCTTTAAACGCTATAACACTTATAATGAGTCTTACAAATTTGGAAGCAAGTTTAAAAATATTATTGTTATTAATATCAATAATATATACGTCAATGAAAATATCAGACTGGGTATTAATTAAAATAAAAGGAAAAAATGCAGATAACAGTAAAGAGACTTTACAAGACTGATACTTCTACAATAGGAGAACTATTAATAGATGGTGTGTTTGAATGTTTTACATTAGAAGACATAGAGAGACCAGTAAAATTAACAGCCGAAACAGCAATTCCAAAGGGTACTTACAAAGTAATAATCAACGAATCAAATAGATTTAAAAGATTAATGCCTTTGTTGTTAAATGTACCAAATTTCGAAGGAGTACGTATTCATAGTGGTAATACTAATCACGATACTGAAGGATGTATACTTGTTGGACAAACAAGGAATAAAAACTACATAGGACAATCAAGAAAAGCGTTTGCAAAATTATTCAAAAAAATGCAAACTGCTAAAGATATAACACTAACTATATTATCATAATGAAAAAATTAATACTATTATTTTTAATCATATTAACGTCGTGTGCAAGTAGACATGTACAAGTAGATAAACTTGAAATAAAGAAAGATAGCGTTGCTGAAACTAAAGTTTTAGTTACAACTATAGAAAATAAAGAAAAAACAGATTCTACAAATATAGTTACAACTATTGATAATAGTGAAATAACAATTACTCCTATTGATACATGTAAGGAAATTATTGTAGAAGGTAAGGTTTATAAAAACGTTGTTTTAAGAATAAAAAAAAATAAAGTTAATACTTTATATACAAATAACAAAAGAGAGTATAATAATAAGCGTAAGGACTCAATAGCAGTTGTTAAAGTAGAAGAAAAAGAACACATTACTGCAAAAGAAAAAAAAATAGATAAACCAGTAGATTATTGGTGGATCCTATGGTTACTTTTATTAATATTAATATTATATCAATTATGGCGAAACAGACTGTCGTTGCTAAAATTATTGTAAAAGACATATCTAGACCAGGTGTTCATGCTAAAACTAAAACATCTAAAATTAAAACATCTAAACTTTATAAAAAGAAGTATAGAGGACAAGGTTAGTAAAAATTTGCAAAAACAAGTAATATATTAACTATATCAATCTAATCAAATAAAATTATGTCAGACGCTATAGTCAAAAACTTAAGTTTCGGAAAAGAAGCCAGCGATAAAGTATTTGCTGGAATAGAAAAATTATCTAGAGCAGTTAGTTCTACTCTAGGAGCAAGTGGTAAATGCGTTTTATTAGAAGACGCGGCAGGTAGACCTGTTATTACCAAGGATGGTGTTTCAGTTGCTGATTCTATTATCTTGTTAGATCCAGTTGAAAATATGGGTGCTACGCTTTTAAAAGAAGCTGCTAGAAAAACAGTAAGAGAAGCAGGTGATGGTACAACTACCGCTACAGTGTTAGCACATGCTATTTTAAGTCATGCTTATGCTGTTGAAAATCCTAATGCTAGAAAAATAAAAGAAGGTATTAATAAAGCTGTTGAAAATGTAATAGAATATCTTGAAAAGATTTCTATCACAGTAGACGATGATATGTTAGATCAAATTGCTACAATATCTACTAATAATGATCCAGAACTTGGTAAATTAGTAGGCGATGCTTTTAGATCTGTAGGCAATACTGGCATTGTGATGATGGAAACATCTGCTGAACCAGAATGTAGTTTACAAGTTGTAGAAGGAGTACAATGTAACATGGGTTTAAAAAACTCTCATTTTATAACTAATCAAAAAAATAAAACAGCAGAATTAGATAATCCTTTAGTTTTATTAGTAGAATCTCCAATAGAGAATATCAGACAAATACAATCAGTGTTAGAATATGTTATAAAAAATAACAAATCTTTACTTGTTGTAGCTGACATGGAACAAGTTCCTCTGTCTACTTTAGCTATGAATAAATCTAAAGGAAATATAAAGATAAACGTTATTGATGCTCCAGTATATGGTATCAATAGAAAAGAGATATTTGATGATCTTGCTTTATTAACAGGAGCAACGTTAATAAATGAAGATCTTGGTGACGATTTAGATTTAATACAACCTGAAATGTTAGGTACTTGTATTAAAAGTATAACTAACCACGAAGAAACAATACTTCACGTTGGTGAAACTTCAGAAGAAATATTAGAAATTATTAAAGATATTAAAAAGTCTTTAACAGAACCTAATGCAGCTCATCAAGTAATAAAACTAGAAAAAAGATTAGCAAGACTTACAGCTAAGATAGCTGTTGTTAAAGTTGGTGCTAATTCAGAAATAGAATTAAAAGAAAAAGCAGATAGAATTGAAGATGCTATTTGTGCAACCAAGGCAGCGATTAAAGAAGGTATTGTACCAGGGGGAGGAATTGCTTTGTTAAATGCTTCTCACAATATAGATACCTTCTCACTTGGCGAGGAAATATTATTAGATTCTATTAGAGCGCCTTTTAAAACTATATTAGACAATGCTGGTATTGATTATGCTCCATTAGAAACAATATCGAAAGTTGGGTATGGTCTAAACGTTATAACAGGCGAAACTGTTGACATGATTAAAGCAGGTATTATTGATCCATTGTTGGTAACAAAGAGTGCTTTAAGAAATGCTGCTTCTGTAGCTACAACAATTTTATCAACTGATTGTGTAATTAATAATTTAAGAGTACAATGAAAGCAGTAGGTAAATGTTTAGTTATACAAAAAACAAAAGAAGGTACAACTACCACAAAAGGTGGTTTAATGCTTGCTGAAAATCAAAGAGAAGATATTAGATATATAGAAGCTAAAGTTTTATCTATCGGTGAAGAAGTAGTAGGTATTAAAGAAGGAGATATGATATTTTATGATAGACACGCTGGACATAAAATTGATATAGATAAAGAAACATATCAAGTTATAAGATTAGGTGATGTAGTTGTTGTTTTGTAATGAGAATAGAACCAAAAAATATAAAAGATTTAGGTTTATTAAAACACTATAGAATAATAAGAAAATGGGCTTGTAGAAATAATAATCTAACAGACCCAGATTTAGAACTTCTTATTTATCTTGATTGTATGGAATTCTTTACTAAACAAGACTTTAAAACAGGTACTTACGCATATAGTTGGAATAACAGACGCTGGAACGATTTATTAAAAGAAGGTTGGATAACAGTTTGGAGAGAACGAAACCACACAACCCAAAAATACAATATATATAAAGTTTCATTTAAGTGCAAACAACTAATAAGTAAAATGTACCGTATAATGTTAGGTATTGAAGATATACCAACTAGTCATAGAAATTCTATAATGAGTGGTAAGACATACACTGATACTGTTATGATTACTGCTATAGAAAATACAAATAAAGATAAAACAAGAAACAATGACTTTTAAACAAAAAAGTAGTCCTTTAAATCAATTTGGAAGTGCACTTTCTTTTGCGGGTAGTGGTACTCAACAAAAAGGTTATGGGATACAAAGTGCAATATCATTCGCTGGTGGAGGTACTCAACAAAAAGATAATGGTTTTCAAATTGGAAGTGCACTTTCTCTTGCCGGTGGTGGTAACGCTTATAGTAATGCACAATCATCAATGATTAAAAATGCACTTACTAGAAATTCTTGGAAAGATAATTATTGGGAAAATCAAAGAAAAGCTGAATTCGCTAGAGGAAAAGCAGAAGTACAAGCAGAAATTGCGTCTAGACAAAAAGTTCCAGTAGTTAATACTGTTGATAGAGCAGGTATGCCAATAAAAGCAGATCCTAACGCTATAGTTCAACCACAACAACCACCACCACCTGTAGATATAACACAAAACGCTACAGCGATTAGTAATAACGATTATAATTTAAGAAATATGACACCACAAACACCTATTAGTCCTAAAGCTTTTTCAAATCAAGGAACTATCCAAAACATGTATGGACAAGCTATGCAAGGTACTTTTAATAGATCTGTTGGTTCTCCTTTTGCTCAAATGGCAGATCCATTAACAGGTCAATATATAGACCCAACTATGGATCAATCACCTGATGATCCAGGACCAGACCCTAGTTTACCACAACAACCACCTGTAGATGTTGCAACACCAATTGCTCCTGTTTACGATATAAACAATTATTAATTATGGATTTAGATGTTAGAAAACACCCTATAACAAGGGACGACAAAGAGGCTGCTTTAGCTGGAGTTGGAGCAAACGCATTATGGAATGGTCCTTTTGACACTACAGCATTACCTAAAGGTAAAGGATCTAGTAGCGGAAAAGATGGTATTATATTTAATAATATAAAACCACAATACAGTGGATTACCAATAACCGAAAAAGCTAAAGGTAGATTTTAATATCATGTCTTTAAATTTAGTAAGAAAAAATAGTAGTTCTCCATTTCACTTGCAAAGAAGTATAGTTGATCAAGGTGGAGAAGGAGGCGCTTACGAAAGAGGTGGTTATGATCCAAGTAATGTATATAGTGATGGTGGTATAGCTAGCGCTATAGCTGGTATTGGAACAGTAGCTGCTGCTGCGATAGAAGCTAGAACTCCTGGTGATGATAATCAAGAAGATCTTAAAAAACAAAAACGTCTCGAAAATAAAGTAAAAGATCTAAAAGAAAAAAGATCAGGCAATACTTCTATGGAAGATATAACTGGTAAAAATGCTAAGATAGATAAGAGATTAGAAAGAATAAATAAAAGACAAGAAAATATTGGTAATAGAATTAAAGAATATAATGAGATTCAAAAACCAACAGTGAAGTCTGATATTGCAAAACCAGAACCTAGTAAAAAACCTGTCAAAATAGAAAAGAAAATGGATACTACTAGCTCTGATTGGAGAAAAACATTATTAAATTGGAACTTTTAAAATAAAAAAATGGCAACTAAAAAAATTACAGAAAAGAAAACAGGAGAAAAATACGCTTCTAAATCAGCAAAAGCAAAACACGAGAAAAACGAATCAAAAGCTGAGATGAAAAAAGAATACGGAAAACCTAAAGCTCCGCTTAGACAAACTATGGGTGCTGTTGGTATGGGTGCAGGTACTGCAGAAGGAAAATATGCTACAAAGAAAGTAAAACAAGCGGCAAAAGCTTATGTTGATTTTTCTAAACGTTTAGACGCGCAATCCGACAGAAGAGGATCTACACAATTAAGATCTGTTAATAAGTCAGAAGTATCTTCTAAAAAATCAAACGAAAAAAATGCTAAAACTGGTGTTGATAAAAAATCTTCAGCTCCTGCAAAAATGAAAAAATGTTAGTGATAACATTCTTTATATATATATAAACAACTAAAACAAAATAAAACAAAAAATGGCAAAATTTATCTCAATTGCTACTACTGTAGCTGGGGCACAACCAATTATTTTTAATGTAGACAACATAACTTCAGTTAGTTATCTTACTGCTACTACATTCGCTATCTATTCTGGTGCAAAATCTTACACTTTTACAACTAGTGCTGCTGGAGCGTCAAGTACTGTTGCTGCTGTTAACACAGCTATTCTTAATCCTGCTGGACCTATTTTAGTTCCTGTAGCTATTCCTTCAGGAGTTACTATTGGTGCTTTACCTGTAGTAGCATAATTATTTATTTTAAATCCCCTATAGATTCACGTTTATAGGGGAATTTAATAATTTAAACCGTATAAAAATGGCATTTAAAATGACAGGTCCTCCTTATAACGTGGACAATACACCTATTTATAGTACGGACATGGACGACAACGTTTTAGGTATGGCTCAGTCAAATGGAACTATATTGGTAAACAAAAACGTATCTCCTTTAGAATTAAAAAAAAATAAGACAATAGAACACGAAATGGTTCATATTGATCAAATGAAAAGAGGCGATCTAGGTTATACAGACACTCACGTAATTTGGAAAGGAAAAAAATATTTACGCTCTAAAATGAAAGAGGGTGCAAAAAGTTTACCTTGGGAAGCAGAAGCATATAAAAAACAAGGCAAGAATGTTAAATCTAAATAATACATGTAATATTATAATTATATAAATTTAATATTATTTAATTATGAAAAAAGTATTTTTAGTTATTGCAGTTGCGTTATTTAGTTTAAATGTATTCTCTCAAGGATTAGTACTTAAAAAGAAAATTGATACTAATAAATTAGTTGGATATTGGGAACCAGATCAAGAGTCTGCTCAATTATTTTTTTGGAAAGATACTAATGGTAGATTACAAACACAAGAAATAAGCGGTACTTCAGGAGAACCTATTAGTCTTATTACATTAAGAGTTGATGAGAATTCAGTTTTTATTAAAACTATCTTTATTCCAAACAACTGGATTGTTTCATCTGTATTTACTTTTATAGATGATACAACTTTAAAATGTGAGGTTACTGGTGACGCTGAAACGACTATCATATATAAAAAGAAAAAATAAAAAAAACATATTATGGCATTTTTAATGAAACACAGTAGTCCGATACTTCAGACTGCTACAGACGACTTACAAGCACAGATTGCTGCCGCTACAGATGAAACTAGTAAATTTGTAAAAAGACCTTATACAAAACAGGATATTGCTAGTAAACCTACTAAAGGAAAGAAAACTGTTGAAGTTGAAAATGCAGATATAAACAGATTAAGTAAAGAACAAGTTAATCAAGCTACTGATTCTGCTATGGCGTATATTGGAAGAAATAAAAACTTTACAATAACACCTGGTAATACTTTTAAAAACGAATCGTATAAAGGAGTAGAACCAGTTAGAGCTAATACTTATTCTTCTAGAGGTAAAGGTAATAACGCTATAACTAGAGAACAGATAAGAGAAAAATTAAGAACAACTGGTAATGCAGCTGTTTTTGAAGGTAGTTTTGTAGAAGGTGTTAAACCTTTTTACAGTACAAATACTAATCCTCAAAGAGATGCTCAAAATGAAAATAATAGATTTGTAAGAGATTCTACTATGGCGTCAAATCGTTTAAATTCTTTAATAAGAAGATTACCTAAAGTTAATAAAAATAAATAAAAATAAATATGACAAACTCAAGAACACCTTTTTATAAAATAGGAATGGCGTCTACTCCTCTATATCAAGAAAAGAAAGATGATTATAATCCAAATACTGGAGAAAAAGTAACTAACGAATCTACTACTTCTATAAAAACTAGTATTAATGGTAGAAAAGGAACTTTAACTACGTCTAGAAGAGACTTTGCTTCGCCTGGTAATGCAGGTACAGGAGGTAAAGAAAGAATGTCTAATAATGAATGGTCTAGTTTCGTTAAAGCAAATCCTGATTGGAATAAAGGATCAAATAGATCTTCTAAGAAAGAATCTTTTACACCAGATCCAGAATCACCTATGGATTTACCTAATCCAAAACCAACAACTTTTGGTAATGGATTAACTGGTCAACCTGTAAAACCAATTCCAAATAGAACAGAACCAGAAAAACCTAGTGAAGAAACTTTTGGTGGTGAAAATACTGCTAGATTTTCAATTCCAGATGAAAAACCAAATAAACCAAGTAGTGGTGGTGGTGGTTCGGTATGTGGATGCCATTAATAAAATGAAAAATATATCTACAACAGGTTATAAGAGAAATAGTCCTGATAAAGATAAACCTTATAACTTAATACCAAGTGGTGATATAACAATGGAAAACGTTGATGAACCTATAATTGGTATCGATAACTTAGGTAATGAAAAGATAATGCAACCAGGAGAAAAAACAATTAATTTCCCTGGTAGTATGGTCTTAGAATTTAAAAAAGATACAAAGAATAAAAAACAAATATACAATAGAATATTTAAAAAATAATTATGGGACAATACGGTAATCAACCAGATTTTGGAACAAGAGCGGTGGCAATAACGCCTAAAGGATTTGCTGGAGGTGCTTATGTAAATATACCATATAACGAAGATGACGAAACTTCAAATAGCGTATTTATTACATCGAGAAATTTAAACGTAAGCACTTTTAATGATGGAACTCCAATAATACAAGCGTTAAGTTATGCTGATTGGGTTGATAATTTAGCTAACAGTGTTGCTTGTTGGGCTTATGAAAATTTTGCTAGTGAAGATGTATTAGGGTTAGGCAAAGTATATAATAGAATTGCTGCTTCAAATCCTTTGTTATACTCTCCTGGTTATGGTCTTATATTAGATTCAGTTGCAGGAAATATGGCTGATGCTAGGTATAATAAAATACTTGGCAAAGAATTAAAATCTATACCAACTGGTGAAGATGGAGAGGTTATTTATAATACAAACTTATGGCAATATAGTAGTGACCCAGGAACAAATACTTTTGGTTTCAATGGTTTACCTGGTGGATACATGTATTATGATGATGAGAGTTTTGTACAAAAAAACCAAACATTTACAACTTGGGCTGATGACCCTGCTAATGGAAAGTTTATTCATATAAATTATGAGCAAAGAATAGTTGAGTATTCAAACGCTTCTGATCAAAATGGTTATTTTATTAGATTAGCCGTTAATCCAAACGCTGTGGGTTATTCTGCTGCAGAACCATTAAACTCAGCAGCGTTATATGTAGGTACTGGTGGAGATTTGGTAGTTACAATTGTTGGTAGTGAAACTCCGGTTATGTTCAAAAATGTACCAGATGCATCTTTCTTACCAATTATTGTTAGTAACGTATGGGAAAGAGGAGACATGGGATTAACTACAGCGTCTGACATTATAGCAATTTACTAATGGGATTTGGTAATGGCATGTCTATTGGCTGGCCAATGACAAGTAGTTCACGTGGTGGTAAACCAGGATGGTTTAAAATTCAAGGAAATTGCGAAGGTAAAACATTTGAGAATGTGTATTCTCAACAATTATTATCTACAGATTACTCAGAAGGTGATTATGTTTATTTTCCAGCTGGTGATGTTAGAATTTTATTAGGTGCTTTTTTTGAAGTATTACCAGATCCCAACGAAATAATTACAATATCAGGTCCAGCGTATACTAGTTGTCCAATATATAAAACTTTTGCAATAGCAGGTAGTTGTTCAGGACAACTAATTAGAGGATGTACAACGCCAATAGATATTACTTATTATAATACAGGTGATTATGTATATGCTCCGGATTTTAACACTAGAGTTATTTTAGGTAATATTATTCCAGAAGGAGAGGAATGCATTGCAAATTATTTGGTTGAAGGACCTAAATATAATAGTTGTGGAGTAAATCCTCCATTTACTGGTTACTTTGGATTTCAAGAATATTGTAATGGAACTGTAAATATGCAAACATCATATTACGGTCCTACTACACAAACATGGCAGGTTGGCCAAGTTGTTAGAAATATAGAAGCTCCTTTTGCAGACAATTATGTTATAATAAATGATATTAAAGCAGAAGCAACCTCAAGTACTACTTTAGTTGGACCAGCTTTAAATGGTTGTCCAGTGCCATAATAAATAATAAAATAAAATAATATGACAACAGAAGAAATTGCAGGAAAATTAGCGTTCTTTCACGAACAGTTTCATTTAATACACTGGGAAACTAGAAGTTTTGCAGAACATACGGCTACAGGAAAATTCTATGAATATCTACAAGATTTCAAAGATGATGTAGTTGAAAAATTAATGGGTTACACTGGAAAGAGAATTCAGTCTTTAAAGATTGACGCCATTAATCCAAAAGCAGATTCTATGAAAATAGCAGATGAAGTAATGAAATTTTCTAAAGATTTAGAAACTTATGGAGATACGGCAAAATTTGGTGATATATCAAACTTAGCTCAAGCTTTATCTGGAGAAACAGCAAAATTAAAATATCTTTTAACATTATCATAAATAACAATTAACAATTAAATTAACTAAAATGGAAGTAGTAAAACAAATTAAAAAAGAACAATTAAACGTTATTGTAGGTCAACAAAAAGAAATAAACTCTTTACTGACAAACATCGGACTATTAGAATCTCAAAAACACGGTTTATTACATCAGATAGCTGAAGTAAATAAATCAGTAGAAGAATTTAAGTCTGAACTACATGCTGAATACGGAGATATTAACATCAATGTAGAAGACGGTACTTATGTTGAGGTAGAAAAACCTGCTGAAGTAGTTGTTGATACGAAAGAAGAAAAATAATGGATTCTGTAATTAGAAAGATAAGTATAGGATCTGATTACAAGAATGAAGCAATGCATTATTCTATTGGACAGCAAGTATACGGAGGTCATGAAATAACTTATATAAAGTTAGATGATAAAGACTCATCATATAGTATATACATAAAAAAAGGAGACGAGGTAATGCCTTGGAAAACCTTTAACGCTAATATGGCTATTTCAATAGAATACGATTTAGAATATTGATGACAAGTGTATTTAGTTTTATTGTAAAGCCAGTAGGTGAAAGATACAATAATAAAATAAAGATAGACGGTAAAGACCTTATAATAAATACCAAAATAGAAAGTTTTAAATCTGTGAATAACTTAGCGGAGATCGTTTCGGTCCCGCTAGCTTATTCTACTGATATTAAAGTTGGAGATTTAGTAGTTATTCATCATAATGTTTTTAGAAGATTTTATGATATAAGAGGTAAACAGAAAAACAGTAGAGCATTCTTCATGGATAATCTATATTTCTGCGACATAGATCAGATTTATTTATATAAAAATGATGATAAGTGGAAGGCTTTTGGTGACAGATGCTTTATAAAACCACTTAAAAATAATGACAGTTTAAAGCTTAATAAAGAACAGAACCTTATTGGTATATTAAAATACGGAAATAGTTCGTTAGAAGCGCTTAAAATAAACGAGGGAGACCTTGTTGGATATACCCCGTTTGGGGAATTTGACTTTGTTATTGAAGGACAAAGACTCTATTGTATGAAATCTAATGATATTGTAATTAAATATGAACGTAAAGGAGACGAAGCAGAATATAATCCTAGCTGGACACAAAGCAGTACTCGAGTTGATTAAAGTTGCTGAAGAGGCAATATTAGATAATGGAGAAGACGATTTGTCAGCGGATAAGTTAAAAAATGCAGCTGCAACAAAGAAATTAGCCATATTTGATGCTTTTGAAATTCTAAGTAGAATAGAAGAAGAGGAAAAATTACTAAAAGAAGGTGATAAGGAGATAGAGACTAAAGTATTTAAAGGATTTGCAGAAGGGAGATCTAAGTAATGTACGAACAATCACTATACAAAATAATACCAGACTATATAAAATCTAGTGTTATAAAACAAAACAACCGTCTTAATAAATGGAAATATGGGTATGATAAGGATCATGACGTGGTTGTTATTAGTAAGACTGGAAAGATTGGTGAAATCATTGAAATCCAAAATCTAAAAATAGCATTACCACTTGTAGAAGACGCTTATTCAAGGTCTAATAAAAAGGAAGAGCAATATTGGGAACAAATGGATTTCCCAAAAGAAATAGGTAAAATTAAAAGTACATTTGATTGGAATAAACAAACAGATGCTTTTAAAGATCGTTGGTATGATTACATAGATAACGAGTTTAAATATAGAGAAGAAGGTTTGTTCTTTTATAATAATGGTAAACCAACTTACATAACGGGTACACATTATATGTATCTTCAATGGAGTAAAATTGACGTTGGAGCACCAGATTATAGAGAGTCAAATAGATTGTTCTTTATTTTTTGGGAAGCTTGCAAAGCAGATTCTAGATGTTATGGAATGTGTTATTTAAAAAATAGACGTTCTGGATTTTCATTTATGTCATCTGCTGAATTAGTAAACTTAGCGACAATATCTAGTGATTCAAGATTTGGTATATTATCTAAGTCTGGAGCAGATGCTAAAAAAATGTTTACAGATAAAGTAGTACCAATATCAATTAACTATCCTTTCTTTTTTAAACCTATCCAAGATGGTATGGATAGACCTAAAACAGAATTAGCATATAGAATACCTGCTTCTAAATTAACTAGAAGAAAGTTAGATAATAACGATCTTGCTACTGATATGGAAGGTCTTGATACAACTATTGACTGGAAGAATACTGGGGATAATAGTTATGACGGTGAAAAGTTAAAACTATTAGTACATGATGAAAGTGGAAAATGGGAGAGACCTGATAATATATTAAACAACTGGAGGGTTACAAAAACAACTCTAAGATTAGGTAGTAGAATTATTGGTAAGTGTATGATGGGTTCAACATCAAACGCTTTAGATAAAGGAGGAGAAAATTTTAAAACTCTTTATTACAACTCTGATGTTACAAAAAGAAACCGCAATGGACAGACTAGTTCAGGATTATATAGTTTGTTCATACCTATGGAATGGTCCTACGAGGGATTCATTGATACTTATGGGTTACCTGTATTCGATACTCCAAAAGAAGCAGTTAAAGGTGTAGATGGTAATTGGATTGAATATGGTGTTATAGAACATTGGCAGAATGAAGTTGATGGTTTAAAGTCAGATCAAGACGGTTTAAATGAATACTATCGTCAGTTTCCAAGAACAGAACAACATGCTTTTAGAGATGAGACTAAACAGTCTTTATTTAATCTAACTAGAATATACGAACAGATAGATTATAATGAAGATTTAAGAAATACAAATGTATTAACTAGAGGAAGTTTTCAATGGGAAAACGGTATACCAGATACTAGGGTAATATTTTATCCTAATAAAGATGGTAGGTTTTTAGTTTCTTGGGTTCCACCATTACACTTACAAAATCACGTTGTAATTAGAAATGGTGTTAAATATCCAGGTAATGAACATTGTGGCGCTTTTGGATGTGACCCTTATGATATATCAGGAACGGTAGATGGTAAAGGATCTAATGGAGCTTTGAGTGGATTAACTAAATTCTCAATGGAAGATGTTCCACCTAATAGTTTCTTTTTAGAATACATTGCAAGACCTCAAACAGCTGAGATATTTTTTGAAGAAGTTTTGATGGCTTGTGTATTTTATGGAATGCCTATACTAGCTGAGAATAATAAACCTAGATTACTATTTCATTTTAAAAGAAGAGGTTATAGAGGTTACTCTATGAATAGACCAGACAAAGTTTGGAATAAACTCTCTATAACAGAAAGAGACATTGGGGGTATACCAAACTCAAGTGAAGATATAAAACAAGCTCACGCGGCCGCTATAGAATCATATATAGAAGAATACGTTGGTATGCGTGAAGATGGTTTTGGAGATATGTACTTTAATAGAACATTAAATGACTGGGCTAGATTTAATATTAATGATAGAACAAAGTATGACGCTTCTATTAGTTCTGGTTTAGCTATAATGGCTTGTAACAAAAATAGATATACACCTTCAGCTCCTATTGTTAGACAGGTATATAATTTAGGAATTAAAAAATACGATAATACAGGTTCTTCATCAAAAATATATAATAAATGAATATATACACAAATACAAATAGCGCATTTCCTAGTCAGGTGGTACCTGATGCGGTTAAAGCTTCTGAAGAATATGGACTTCAGGTTTCACGTGCTATAGAACAAGAATGGTTTGATCAAGGTAGAACTACCGGTAATAGATACTTAACTAACTGGAATAATTTCCACCAACTAAGATTATATGCTAGAGGAGAACAATCTGTACAAAAATATAAAGATGAATTAGCAACTAACGGTGATTTATCTTATCTTAACATAGACTGGAAACCAATACCTGTTATATCTAAATTTGTAGATATAGTAGTTAATGGTATGTCACAAAAGACTTATGATATAAAAGCATACGCTCAAGATCCAGAGTCTTTACAAGCTAGAACTTCTTACGCTCAATCAATACTTAGAGACATGTACTCTCAGGATTTAGTTATGAAAGCTAATGGAATAACTGGTCAAGATTTTTCTGCTTCTCCTCTTCCACAAGATGAGTTGCCAGAAACAAAAGAAGAGTTAGACTTACACATGCAGTTATCTTATAAACAATCTATTGAGATTGCAGAAGAAGAAGCTATTAATAACGTTCTTGCTAATAATAAATGGGATTTAATTCGTAGAAGATTTAACTATGATTTAACAGTATTAGGTATAGGATGTGTTAAAACTAATTTTAATAAAAGTGAGGGTATTAGAACAGAATATGTTGATCCTGCTTACTTAGTTTATTCATATACCGAAGATCCAAATTTTGAAGACATATATTATGTTGGAGAAGTTAAAGCAGTTACTATTCCAGAATTAAAGATGCAATTTCCTAGCATGAGCGAAGAAGAATTGTATAAGATACAACAAATGCCAGGTAATAGACAATACATTACTGGTTGGGGTAATTACGATGAAAACACTGTTCAGGTTTTATATTTTGAATATAAGACTTACATGAATCAAGTTTTTAAAATAAAATATGGAGAAAATGGACTTGAAAAAGCTATTGAAAAAACAGATGAGTTTAATCCTCCATTAAACGATAATTTTGAAAGAGTATCAAGAACAATAGAAGTATTATATACCGGTGCAAAAATACTAGGTACTAATATGATGTTAGAATGGAAATTGTCAGAAAACATGACAAGACCTTTCGCTGATACTACCAAAGTAGAAATGAATTATGTTATATGTGCACCTAGAATGTATAAAGGTAGAATTGATTCTACCGTAAACAAGATAACTGGATTTGCTGATATAATTCAATTAACTCACCTTAAATTACAACAAGTAATGTCTAAGATAGTTCCTGATGGGGTGTTTTTAGATATTGATGGTTTAGCAGAGGTTGATTTAGGTAATGGCACAAATTATAATCCAGCAGAAGCATTAAATATGTATTTCCAAACTGGTAGTATAGTTGGTAGATCATTAACACAAGAAGGTGGAATGAATGCTGGTAAAGTTCCGATTCAGGAATTAACTAGTTCTTCTGGTCAAGCAAAAATAGCTTCACTTATACAAACATATCAGTATTATTTACAATTGATAAGAGATGTCACGGGATTAAATGAAGCTAGAGACGGAAGTATGGTAGAAAAAGATACTTTAGTTGGTTTACAGAAAATGGCCGCTAACGCATCAAATACCGCTACTAAACATATATTACAAGCAAGTCTTTATTTAACTCTTAGAACATGTGAAAACATATCTCTTAGAATTGCAGATTGTTTAGATTTCCCTTTAACAGCAAAGGTATTAGAACAAAGTATAACTACTTATAATGTATCTACTTTAAGAGAAATAAAAAACTTAAACCTTCATGATTTTGGTATCTATTTAGATTTAGAACCAGATGAAGAAGAAAAAGCTATGTTAGAACAAAATATACAAGTAGCTTTACAAAGCGGAACAATAGACTTAGATGATGCTATTGATGTTAGACAAATAAAGAATTTAAAACTAGCAAATCAATTATTAAAACTTAGAAAGTCTAAAAAACAAAAAGCTGCTCAAGCTGCTCAAATGGCAAACATACAAGCACAAGCACAAGCGAACCAACAAACTGCTCAACAAACAGCGTTGTTCGAAGTTCAAAAACAACAAGCGTTAACACAAGAAACTATAAATATAGAAAGAGCTAAATCTGAATTTGATATACAAAAAATTCAAACAGAGATGCAATTAAAACAGCAATTAGCAGAACAGCAGTTTCAATACAACATGCAGTTGGAACAGTTAAAATCTCAGACACAGAATCAAAATCTGCTATTGGCAGAAGATAGAAAAGATGAGAGAACCAGAATACAAGCAACTCAAGCGTCTGAATTAGTTCAGCAGAGAAAAACAAACTCATTACCACAAAGTTTTGAATCAGCACAATTTGCTGGTTTACAGGATTTAGGTTTGTAAAAAAAAATAACTATTTAATTATATTATATTATGTCAGAAATTGTAAAACAAGAAGGAGAATTTAAAATCCAAAAACCAAAAAAACCTAGAAATCTAACTAAAGAAGATAAGATTACTAAGGTAGATTTTTCTACACCAAACGTAGAACAAGAAGTAACAAAGGTTGTAATACCAAACACAGAAAAAGATGCCATTCAAGAACAAAGCACAGATGCAAGCGTGTTACGCACAGAACAACCCAAAGTGGAATTGCAAGAAATGGAGCGAGGAAACGAAGGGACCGTTGAGAATGTTATTCAAGAAATCAGTAACGAAGAAGTAAAAGAAGAAGTTAAAACAGTTGAACAACAAGTAGAAAAACATGTTCAAGAGCAAATTAACACTGGAAAACCTTTACCAGAAAACATAGAGAAGTTAGTTAACTTCATGGAAGAAACTGGTGGTACTGTTGAAGATTATGTTAGATTAAACACAGATTATTCTAGCGTAGATGAAAAAACATTATTAAAAGAATATTATAAAAGAACTAAACCTCATTTAGATAAAGAAGAAATTCAATTTTTATTGGAAGACAACTTTGCTTATGATGAGGATATAGATGAAGAGCGAGATATTAGAAAAAAGAAACTCGCTTTTAAAGAAGAAGTTGCAAAAGCAAAAAACCACTTAGAGTCAATTAAGAATCAATACTACGACGAGATCAAGTTGAGACCGGGCGTATCTAAAGAACAACAAGAGGCATTTGATTTTTTCAACAGATATAAGAAGAGTGAAGACGAGTCTAAACTGCGACATGAAAAGTTTAAACAGGAAACTAAAAATTTATTTACTAACGATTTCAAAGGTTTTGAATACAGTGTTGGTGATAAGAGATTTAGATACTCTGTTCAAAACAACGAACAGGTTGCGGAGAAACAATCGGACATTAACAATTTTCTCGGGAAGTTCCTGGATAAAGAAGGAAATATTAATGATCAAAAAAGTTACCACAAGGCTTTGTATACCGCTATGAATTCTGATAAGATTGCACAACACTTTTACGAACAAGGAAAAGCAGACGCAATCAAAGAAGTGATTACTAATTCTAAAAACCCAGGATCAACACAACCCAGACAAACTGCTGGAGAAGTTTTTGTTAATGGTTTAAGAGTTAAATCTATTAGTGGTTTTGATTCTTCAAAATTAAGAATACAAACAAAAAAATTTAACAATTAAAATTAAAGATTATGTCTAACATGGTTAATACCCAAACGGGTACTCCTTACGGTTCAATTAAACCGTCTCAAAAACAACAAGCGTTAGAAACAAATTACTTAAACTTTACAAATGGTTCTGGTAATGATTTCGCGCAACAATACTTACCTGAAATCTACGAAGCTGAAGTAGAGCGTTATGGAAACAGAACTCTTTCTGGATTCTTACGTATGGTAGGTGCTGAAATGCCTATGTCTTCTGACCAAGTAGTTTGGTCTGAACAAAACAGATTACATATTGCTTATAATCAAGTTTCTGTAGTAAACGCTACTCAATTACAATTTGCTACTGGTTCTACTGGAGTTAACTTTGTTAACAACGTTATTTCTGTTGGTCAAACATTGGTTATCATGAGTCCTTCTACTGGAAAAGAACTTAAAGTTTATGTTACTGCTTCTACTGCTGATCCAGTTACTGGTTCAGGTGGTGCTACTAATCCTGCTGTTCTTACTGTAAAACCTTATACTCAAGCTGATTTAGCTACTGGAGCTGTTATTTTCCCTGTTACTACAGTAGGAAATGGAGATCTTAAAATCTTTGTATATGGTTCTGAATTCAAAAAAGGAACTACAGATGCTACTTTAAACTCTGTAACTCCTTCTTTCACACAATATAGTAATTCACCTATCATCATCAAAGAAAGATACCAAATTTCTGGATCTGATACTGCTCAAATCGGTTGGGTTGAAGTTGCTACTGAAGATGGTACTGGTGGTTTCTTGTGGTATTTAAAAGCTGAATCTGAAACAAGATTACGTTTTGAGGATTACTTAGAAATGGCTGTAATTGAAGGTGAATTAGTTTCTGGTGGTTCTACTTTAACAAGTGGTAATAACATCAAAGGAACTCAAGGTCTTTTCTCTGCTGTAAAAGAAAGAGGTAATATCGTAAACAACTTTACTGCTGCTGCAGGTTTATCTGATTTTGATTCAATCTTAAAAGGTTTAGATACTCAAGGAGCTATTGAAGAAAACATGTTCTTCTTGAACAGAGCTACTTCTCTTGATTTCGACGACATGTTAGCTTCTTTATCTGCTGGCGCTGCTGGTGGTGTTGCTTACGGTTTATTCGAAAACTCTGAGCAAATGGCTTTAAACTTAGGTTTCTCTGGTTTCCGTCGTGGATCTTATGATTTCTAC